CGCCGTCCAGGAGGGTTCCCTGGTGGGCTGATTTAGGCATGTTAAGGGGCATCCACACCATCCTGAGAGACCTGTTGAGCATGAGGGTGACCTTTTTCCCCTCAAAGGTGAAGGCCAACAGAGCCACTCTGGTGCCGTCCGTCTTTTCACATACCACGTAGGGGTTGGATTTTAGAATTTTGAAATGAGCCCTTTCTATAGAAATGGGTTGGGGACCGGGAAATATCGGAGGATGTCTCCCATTTCTAGAGATTGTTCCCCAAAAACTGTGAAAGTGTTCCATGGCACTTGTGAAAAGTTTTGAGGAAGGGTTTACTATCCATTGATCGTTTTCTTTCACGAGATGTTCTTTCATTTTCCTAATATGATACTCCTGAAGATTCTAAAATATTCGAAAGACACTCGTGTGTGTAGGTGAGTACCACCTTTGCTTTTACATAGGCGCAAATCTTTATCTTGTTGAAAAACTCCTCTCTCCTCAGAGGGAAGGTGACTCCCTCTCCCTTTTTGGTCCTGAGAGCCTTGATGGCAGCCTTTGTGTCCACGATCCACACTCTGGGTTTGGTTGACTTTATGGACCATAGGTCATCGTCTATGGGTTTGTCAACCTCTGTGTCAAAGTCCAATCCCATCTGGGACACGGTCTCACCTGAACCATTGGCGATCTTTTCCCTGAACATGTTCCAATTCACACCCTCCTTAACGGCTGGAAGAACCATGCCGTTGTATCCACCTGGGAACTTTCCAAAAAGTTTTTGTACACAATCTTCGTCTATAAACACACTATAATCAATGAAACACAATCGATCTACATTTTTTATTACTTTATTAATGGTTGTTTGTATTTCAAAGTGATCATCCTTTACATAATTGAGTAAAACCTGATGTCCTTGTTGCATACACACGATGTTAACCTTCAGAATGGAGTGGAGTGTTTTCACTGTTATCGACTTGTTTCTCGTCACCAAGATGACCCCGATTCTCATCTTTGTTTTTAATAGTTTTCAAAACCTTAAGCCTTTCGTGTAAACATCCTGAAAATGGAAGGTTACCCACATGTCCCAAGGTTGTGTTAATGTCCGCGAAAATCTTTCCACCCATCTGCTGCCACCTTCTACAAAAGGCGTAGTCCTCTGATAGGTACCTCTTGGACACTGGGTCAATCATACAGTCAAAGAGTGCGCAATACCTGTCAAAGTCTCTGTTTTGGTGATCGTTCACGCACCAAAGTTCTGGGTACCTTTCCTCCATCTTTTTGAAAACTTCCCTCTTGATGACCATGAACCCTGTTGGACCATCCAAAATAGGAATGAATCCATTCTCAACCTGAATTTTACTCGCACCAAAATTTACAACCAAACTTGATGAAAGCATGGCCATGTTTCTGGAGTCGCCCTTCTTGGCGGCCTCCGCGGCTTGGTTCCAATCAACGTACTTTTTGGGGTAACACGCGACTGAAACATCGTACCCAGACTTTACCAGACGCACGACAGACTCGGGATCGAAATGAATGTCAGCGTCTATGAACATGAAATAATCGGCGTCTGACTTTTGCATGAACCTACCTACTGAAACATTTCGGGCACGGTGAACCAAACTTTCGTTTTCTGTGGTATCTATGTAGAGCATGATACCTTCCTTTATCAGTGCGACTTGAAGATTTATGATACTTGTGGCGTAACTTTCCAGGCACAATCCACCATAACAGGGTGTACTCAGAAACAATTTTGTCATTGTTTACTTACTCTTTGTGTTTATCCTCTAAGTGTTTGTTGACCAACTGTTCGATCTTGTTCAGAGTGGGCATACTAATTCCACATTTCTGAATGATTTCATGTTTGGACATGGAGTCTCCCATGACCTTGTAGATCACCACAGCCGCAATACTGTTGGGAGTCTTACCCATCAGAGGAACACAATCATCCAAACGATTGGCAAACTTGAGACACTTGACCCTCCACTGGCGCCTATTTTCACCCAAATCAAACTCATTGAGCATGCGATGAATAACGTGAGCTGGGCGGGTGAGCTGAACAGTCGGCTCTGGGCGATCGGATTTACCAAAGATTGTATCTTTGAAGATCTGTGATGTCCTGCTGAGATCTTTGGTCGGAATACCAAAGGCATCTGCGACTTCTTTGGTGGTTCGCGGAACGTTGTTTGCCTTGCAGGCGTAGAAGACGCAGTTGGCCTTGATACCGGTTCGAACCGCTCCACGGGTGAGGACCTCTCCATTGAACTTCCTGTACATTATCTTGGCGTCCCTGACCACCGTCTGTGGAAGTTCCAGGTTGTTGAGAGCGGCCTCGTCAATGTCCTTGTAAGCGTGGAAAAGTGCTCTGTCCTTGTGGTTCATTGAACTGTGAAAGTTGATACGAGCCATCTTCTTGAATTGATAGGACGAGTGGCGGTTGGAACTTATCACGGTACCAGAACCCCAAGCGTCCGAGAAAAGCTCCAGATCCTTGGGCATACCACACCTTGACGGGTCAGAGGCAACACCATCCTCACCCACACCCGAAGTCCACTCTGGATTATCATCAAGATAAGACGGATCTACCAAACCACAAGATGTACAGACTGGTAGATTGTCTGAACCAAAAACTTTTGTGCCTCCGCAAGCACAAGTGTAGTGATCAACCTTTATAATCTCCTCCTCCTTAAGGGGAGGAGGGTTCATTACAGTCATAGCAGCTTCAAAATCAGCCCATAACAAAGCCTCCATAGTGGTCGATCCTTTACCATAAGTACGAAAAATACTTGAGTTATTTTTACACACATTTTTAGACACGCCCAAACCTTGTAAATTTAAAATGTGTGACAAGTACAGAATGAATGTTTACAGGTTTATTTTTAAACAACCTTATCCATGCTTTAGAAAGTTTCATGTGATTGAAAAATTATATAAACCTTGTAAATGTTTTTTTAAATGTAAGTATTCTCATCCTGGTCCACCAGTGGCCATCAAAATTGAAGCTCGTCCTCCTGGAGTCTCGCGAGTTGTTCAATACGGTCAACGACAGCCTTGAAGTTTCTGGCTCCTGGTGTGGGTGGGACCCAATCGTTCCAAGAGCGATCCACTTCGGCGCTGTCGGCTGGGGCCACCCAAGGTTCCGTGCCGTCTGGAACCACGAAATCATCTTCTTCGTCCTCGGAGTCTGACATGTCCTCGATCTCGGAGTCCGAGGCTTCGCTGAGCACCTCCTCTGGAATGTAAACCATGCCTTCCTTTTCTTCGAAAGGAGATGTATCTTTTATGTAATGTTCGGAGAGTGACTCTTGGAGCACCCCGTCCTCGTCGTCGTCAAGTGTGTAAAGCGTGGCGCCTTTGTAAAGTTTACTCGTGGGAATGTAGTACTTTACAACGAGGGTTGTTTCTAGACGTTCCACAACCTTTGCGAACATTTCCTCTTCAATTTCTTCATAAATGGTCTGTATCTTCACAATGTCATCCTTTTCGATTTCATTAAAAATAATCATAGTTAGAAATTACCCACAAAAAATATTTATAGATATTACTATGAAGGTCACTATTTTGTCAAAAGACGGTTGTGGTATGTGTGACGTAGCTGAACAACTAGTACGAGACAACAATATAAGTTACACAAAGCAGATCGTGACAAAGGAGACTTTACATAAGATGTGCGGTAAGAAGGTGTCCACGTATCCCCAGGTGTTGGTAGACGGTGAGCATATAGGTGATAACTTCGCGTTGGAGGAGTACATCGATGACAACTTCGAACCCATCTTGGAAGAAAATAACAACAGGTTTACGGTTTTTCCCATCAAGTACCACAACCTTTGGGAGCTTTACAAAAAGTCTCAGATGTCCAACTGGACCTCAGAGGAGATTGATCTCAGCAAGGACATGGACGATTGGAGATCTCTTTCGGATAACGAACGGTACTTCGTCAAGATGATATTGGCCTTTTTCGCGGCATCGGATGGAATAGTTTTTGAAAATATCAGCATGAATTTTGCGAGCGAGGTTCAGATTCCAGAGGCGAGAAGTTTCTACGCCTATCAGGGACACAACGAGATGGTTCACGGGGAAACTTACAGTTTGTTGATTGACAAGTACATCACAGATCCCAAGGAAAAGGATGAATCTTTTAGGGCGATAGAAACCATCCCCTGTATAGGCGAAAAGGCCAACTGGGCTCTGAAATGGTTCGACAAGACTCACTCCTTCGGGGAACGTTTGGCCGCTTTCGCATGTGTGGAGGGTATCTTTTTCTCTGGGTCCTTCTGTGCCATCTTTTGGTTGAAGAAGCGCGGTCTCATGCCTGGACTGTCTTTCAGTAACGAGTTGATCAGTAGGGATGAGGCCATGCACCTGGAATTTGCTGTGGAACTTTTTGGTATGTTGAAAAATAAACCCTCACAGAATGTTATTCACAGCATAGTTTCTGAGGCGGTGATGATCGAAAAGGCTTTCATTTTGGAGGCTCTCCCGTGTGCCCTCATCGGAATGAACTCGGATCAGATGTCTCTGTACATAGAGTACGTGGCGGATCGGCTCCTCAAACAGTTGGGGTACGAGCCCCTGTGGAACTCTTTGAACCCCTTCGATTTCATGGAAAACATAAGCATGGACGGAAAGACAAACTTTTTCGAAAAGAGGGTTGGTGAGTACGCAAAGTTTTCGAACGAGGGTTCCATTAACTTTGACGATGATTTCTAAAAGGGACACGGTGTATTCGTAAACTGTGCGGTACACATATCCTTACATCCAGTGACAAATTGATCTTTTCGTGTCTTCTCCTCGGTTTGTTCCTGTAAACAATAATTGTCCGCGTTGTAATCTGGATCGTGTACAAATTTATAACATTTTCCTTCTTTATCTTTGTACACGTATTTCGTACAGTCCGCGCAAGTCATGTTGGGTTGACTGGTCACTGTGTCACCGTCTTTGGTAAAAATCATACCATTAAATATGTCCTCGGCTTCGAACTGACATTGTAAGTTTTCATCTGGGGAATCTGTGATGTCATCCGCTTGATCATCTTTATCGGAATTTTTCTTCTTGAAATTTAAATTGAACATGTTTAAAACGCATGATAGTACATATTCATCTGGTTTATTTATAAAACACCATGTCACTAATATCAATATTGTGAAAAGAACCAAACCAAACAATGTAACAATAATCATTCTAATATTAATCATTAAAAAAATATTGGTTAATATTAAAGTGGAGAATCTACAGAGAGCTGTGGTATTGGATCTTGTTTGTCGACGTCATACAGGTCAATCGATTCCAGTGGATCTATTGGTGTTTATAATGAGACATTCTCATAGGAGTGGGAGGCCGCGTCAGGAACGTCGTAGGCACGATGCTTTGCTTCCTGAGTATGTTGAAAGGGGTGCCAGAGTGAAAAAGGTAAAATCTAAAGTGCGTATAAAAAGGGCATGGCGATTTAACAATTCATGAGAGCCCAGGTGATCAGAAGGAACACCAAGGCGTGCACCAACAGACCAGCAGTCGAGGGGCAACCAGAGGCATTCGATATGCCGTCGCCAAGCAAACCTCTAACCACCAAGAAAGTCTGAGGATTCGCCACTATAAAGAACAATGTCGCCGACATCAAAGATATCAAAAACTTCTTCTCCTGCTTCTTGCCATCACAACCACATCCGCAATCTTTGAAAGCACCCATCTTTACTTTTTGTCCAGAAAAAAAACACTTAAAGGCCAGACGCTATAGTATAGTATAATAAGAACAAACATGGCGCTTTCAATTCAGCTCTCGACTGACTTCTCTCCTGAGGCCGTTAACTTTTCCAAGCTTCGCAAGAATAAGATGGGTGGCAAGGCTGTCTACCTCTCTGGGTCTGGCACCTCCAAGCTCTACGTTCAACTTCCCTTCATGAAGGCTCCCTACGGTCTTGGATCCTACACCGATGAGAATACCCATAAGACCACCTACTCTCTCGACCTTTCCTTGGATCCCAACGATCCTGCGATGGTTGAACTTGAGGAAAAGCTCAAGACTTTTGATGAGCGTATCCTCGACACCGTGGTGGCCAACTCTCAGGAGTGGCTGGGCAAGAAGTACACTAAGGCTGTGCTTCAAGAGGCTCTTTTCAAGCCCCTGGTCCGCCCGAGCAAGAATGGTGACTATCCCTCCACCATCAAGCTCAAGGTGCTCCAAGATAGTAAGTCTGGGAAGTTTATCCCCGAGGCCTACAACACCCGCCGCGAACAGGTGTCTCTGGACTCCATCGAGAAGGGTCAGAAGGTCATGGCAATCGTTGATATCAATCAGATCTGGTTCATTGATAACAAGTTTGGCGTGACTGTTCGCCTTCAGCAGTGCCTCCTCGAGCCCTCAAAGAAGCTTCCCTCCTTTGCCTTCCAGGGTGTGGAGGCTGAGACTGAGGAGGAAGAGGAGGTTGAGTATGAGGAGGTTGAGGAGGAGGAGGAGGTTGAGGAGAAGGTGGTGGACGCTTAGATCGATTTGTAATTTTTTTCACCATTTGACTTGTTCATACTCATTGAATTCATGAATTTTCTAAAATTATCTAAAACTTTTTCATTTTGAAAAATCTGATATATCTCAGCCACTTCAGCTATATCTTTAACTTCTTTAAAATTGGACTTTGCCATCTTTGATGTGTACCTTACAACCTCCGAGGGGTCATTGCTCTTGTGGATTGCCAAGATGTACATCAAAGCTCTGTAAACACACGTTCCCTTTATCCGCGATGGGCACGGTATGGGTGATCCGACGTACACCTTGACCTTGAGACCCCTAAAGTAACTCAGTAGGGTGTTGTACAAAGGATTCTTTAAGTTGGCGGTCTGAGGTGAAAGGAAGTATCCGTATCCGTTGTAGACCGAATCTGGATCTGGGTTCCAAAAGTCCCCGTTGGGATCGAACAAGATGAGTTCGCCCGTTCTCCACCACCCCACCATGGCGTGGCTGCTGAAGGTTTCCTTAAAGTTATTTGCGAATATGTAAAAACAAAAGTTATCCTTGGGATTAAATGTGTAATTGAAGTTCACACCCCTATTACCCTGGAAATACGGCGCTTTCATGATCAGATTGGGACTGGTTTTGGTCCCGGAACTACTCATTATGAAAGGCTTTTCCTTTAATTTGGGAAGAAACATTGACAGTCCTTTAATCGTCTTCTGTGCGTTTGACTCCCCAGATCGGTCGTTCATGAAAAAAGAATCTCCAGACATAATAGTATACTATGATTGTAGAAAAGATTGGAGAAGGAAGTCACGGACAGGTGTTTTTGGGTTGCTTTAACAAGGCTTGTGTGTACAAATATGCCGCGAAAAAATCAGACATTGAAAACTTGAGCATGGAATACAAAATTAACACACTCATTCACACCATTGCCCCCGAGGGAGTGGTGAGGCCCATTGGTTTTGTGAACGGAATGATTCTTTCGGACTATGTACCGACAGAAGGAAAAATCACCCCGAAAAATTTCAAAAAAATATTTAAAAAACTTGTGAGCACACTATTGACTATTCAAAAAGTGTATCCATCCTTCAGACATAATGATCTGAGTTGGAAAAATGTTTTTATAACAAAGGATGGTACACCATTGATAGGTGATTTTGGATTGTCAAATTTACAATTAAAAGGTTACAAAAATCCAATGATCCAATCAAATGAATTCAAGTACTCCTATGGAACGTATCCCACTAACGATCCTAAATTTGACATTCATTTCTTTTTGAATTCTGTGTACGTGGACATGCCCAACATGCGTTCAACGGTCGCCAAGTATCTCCCTCCCCAGTACAGGGGAACAGAAACACCAAAGGTGAGGAACGCCAGACTAAAATACGGTGTGTCTCATAGTGGGATGCCGTCGTTGAAGCAATTATTTTCTAAGTTAACAGTAAATGAATAGAAACATAGAAGCGGATTGCGGAAAAGCTCAAAGTAAAACTCAAGGTGGGATCAAGGGCATGAGTCTTGGTGACATCGAAAAACTCATCTCAGAGGCCGTCGCGTCCAACAGCAACCTGTCGTCCGAATTCGATCGCATCAAGAAGGGAAAGTTGACCAAGGGCGTCAGCAGACGTATCCTGTACTGTAAGTTTATGAAGGCCAAACTCGGTCCCAAGTGGGCTCAGCTCACCGGAAAGAAAAACAGCCCCACGGCGGCCAAGAGTCCTCCCAAGGGCGCGGCCAAGTCCCCGATAATTAATCAATTTAACGCCGAAAATTTCCCATTTGTTTTGGAGACCGAGGAGGGTCCCGCGGAACCAACCAACGAGAACGATCCTCAGATTGAGAATATTTACAACACGGAATTTGAAGCTCCCCGTGCCGTTCCCTACGTGAGGGAGAGCCGCAAGAAGGAACAGGACCCCCTTTCCGGTAAGCCCTCCCCCGCCATGATGGCGAAAATCGACGCCATGATCAAGCGCGCAAAGGCTCGTGGAGAAACTCTCCCAGAATTTAAATCCACTCGGAACAAGCTCATGTGGTCTCAGACGTCCAAGCCTAAGAATGGGCCCCCCAAACCCACCAAGAAGCCAGCAATCAAACGCAAGGAGAAGCCACCCCGAGCCGTCATGGCACCCGTGTCTCGCATGAAGATCAATGGTGGCAACGGTCGTGTTCCGACCAAGTCCAAGGTCGTACTGGCCACAGGAACCAAACTGAGCAAGTCCGAGTCCAGAGAGGCCACGAAACTCGCCGAGCAGGTCACGGACAAACTCACCAAATTGACCAAGTCAAACACTAACGGACTGCGCAGGATCCTTCTCAACAGATACGCGGTCGGTAACGCCAACGCAACGCTCAAAAAGTTACAAAATCTTAATACTTTCAACTATGCCGCGATAAGAAACGTCATGCGTGGCATGGAGTTTGAACGCGCAAAGGTTCTCAAAAACCTCGGCAGACCCATCGCTCCCCCCTCTCCCGTGAGAGAGGTCAAACCATCTTTCAGCATGGTGCCGAGGGGAACCAACATCAGAGAAATTGCTCGCAGAGGTCGGGCCAAGAAGGTGGCCAACCAGACCACCGAAGAGCGCCGCGCCATCAGAATCGTGAACGCCCTGAACAAAATGAAGGCCAGAACCAAGGCTTCTCAACCAGCCGTTAAAATGTTCGTGACCCAGCGCGCACCCAACCTGAACTCAAACAGCAACGAGGAAAACGTGGCAGCTTTGGAGGTTAAGAGCGTCGGTTCCAGTGTGGGGTCCAACACAAACTCAGTAAACAAGTCACCCAAAAAGACATCCACCCCCGAAAAAGTGATCTCACAGGCTGAAGCCAAGAGAATCATTGACACGGCGGTCGCCAAGCCCCTCAAGCGCCCCGTTCCCCGCGTGATCCGTAACATCAAAATGGGTACAGTCAAACTGGAAACCCTCAACAAAAATAAATTAGTGACCATAGCCAAGCAGGTCTATGCGATTGCGAGACCAGGTAACAAGATTCCCTTCGAACAGGCAAACAAAAATAAACTTCAGAAGTTGATTCAATTGGGAATAAAAAAGTTGTAAATAATAAATGAAAAGACTCATACACATTGCTCTAATTATCTCAATACTTTGGGCAATTTTTAGTCCCAAGATCAAGTCCACTGCTAGTGGTGTGTGGAAGGTTTACGGATCCATGGGTTGTGGATGGACCAAGAAACAAATTGCCCACCTCAAATCCAAAGGAATAAGTCACACATTTGTGGATTGTACCAAGCAATCGTGTCACGGTATAGACGGATTTCCAACTCTCGTCCACTCTCAGTCAGGTGAGAAAATAGTCGGATACACTGAAAAAATATAAGTATAAATTAGAAATGAACAATTCTAATTTGAGAAGAAAGATGGCCGCACTAAAACCCGTGGCCACGTCAGTGTGCGGAAAACACCTCAACAGCCTGGGAGCCAACAGAAACAACAAGGGGATCGAAACCGAAGCCAGATTCGGAAAGTTCCAGGGACCGCGTTTTATTCCCGGGGTAAACAAAAGACAATACGATGAAATCGTGGCACACTACGAAGCCGCCGGGTGGACCAAGACCACCTCTAAGGACAAGGTGACTTCGAGATCTTTGAACCCCCGACAGAGCGTGCGAAAGATGGAAACCTCTAACGGTGTAAAGTACCAGTTGAAGGAAAAGGTCATGGTCGTGGACGTGCCACCAAATTACCGTCTGGCCAAGTCAAAGGAACGCACCAGTGCGGCCTTTGAGGATCTTTTCAAAGAGACTCCCAACAAGGGCCAGTACGTAACCACCAGAAAGAGAACTACCTTCAAGAAGGGTGACATTCAGGTTGATCTCACGGAAACCGATAAAAACCTTCAGGTTGAGATTGAATTCAAAGGCAACGCCTGTAAGGAAATAGATATTGTTTCCGAAATCATCTCGGATTCTCAAATCAAGAGCATGGTTTTCAACGATTACAAAAAACTTTTTGGCCCAAGATTCGCTGGACCTCTTCCACAGACACTCACTCTCGAAGCGTTCAAGAAGAGAATACTCACCAAACAGCCCTACTCGGTCACTGAAAAGGCTGACGGCGAAAGGTACCTCATGATGGTGGACAGCAAGGGTGGACTCAACCTGATCTCGCGCGGAATGGACATCACACTTCTGAAGGACGCCGGTGACAAACAGGACTTTGCGGGCACCGTGATGGACGGTGAACTCTATAAAGGTAAATTTTACACTTTTGATATCCTTACTGTGAACGGCACGAGTGTTCAAAACAAAAAACTTCCCGAGAGACTTTCTATACTCTATGATGTTCTCGTGGGCATGAAGGTGAAGATGCTCAAGATGAAAAACTTTTTGGTTGACGACGGGAAGAACATAGTGGAATATCCCTCCAGAACCCCCACCGGTCTCAAAAATATCTACGATGCCGCCAAGGCTGTGTGGTCGCGCAAGGCCTCCTTCCCGTATCCTCTGGACGGTCTGATTTTCACACCAACCAACGACGTCTACTCATCCAGAGGTATCCTCAAATGGAAGGATGAAAACACAATTGATTTTTATTACAAGGGTAACAAGCTTCACCTGGCCGGATTTGATGGTAGTGGTAAGAACTACATGATTTTACCCTTTGAGGGTTTTGATGGCAAGGGTACCTTCAAGACAAAAACCAAAACAGTGATCAATAAGATATTCGTGGACAAGGAGGCGCCAGAAAATGTTCGAAAGGGACTTCTATCGTCGGCCATCGCTGGACCACCCGGCGTGGGAGAGTTCAAATTTGAAAACAACACGTTCAAACTCATTCGCAAAAGGCCAGACAAACAGTTCCCCAACGGGGTGGAGGCCAGCAACCAGGTGTGGGAGTCCATAACCAGCCCCCTCCCGATAAAGGAACTTTCTGTGGGTCCTGGTGCCATGAGAGACTTTCACAGCGAGATCAAGGCCAAGCTCATATCCAAATACGCGGCTGGTAAGAGCGTGATTGACATTGGTTCTGGAAAGGGAGAGGACGTGGGCAAGTACGTGAAGGCCAACTCGAAACCAGTGGTGGGATTCGACCTGGTCAAGGAGGAGTACCCCCACCCCAACTACATGACCTTCCACAAGGTGAACAACGAGGTGTACACCATTAAAAATTATGTGAAACAAAAGTTTGATGTGATCAATATAAACTTTGCGATTCACTATTTTTTCAAAAATAGAAAAACTTTTGAATCGCTGGTGATGAACATTCACGACAATCTCAAAAAGGGCGGTGTGGTCATGGCGACCGTGTTGGACGGTAAGCTGATCTACCAGGCTCTGAAGGGCAAGAATAAGGTGAACACCAATAAATACACAATGACCAAAAAATACAACAATTCTACAAATTTCAACAGTCCCAAATTCAAGGTGTTGGGGCAAGAGGTGGAAATGTTGGTAAAGGGTACAAAGTATTTCAACAAGCCCATTTCAGAATTTTTATTCAACTTTGACAAATTCATGAAAATCATGGAACAGATGGGTTTTGAATTGGTCGCCAAGGGTAACTTCGAGGAGTTTTGTAGCGAGAGTGAGTGGTGCCGTCGTTATATGACCGAGGCTGAAAAGGACTATTCATTTAAAAATATCTACTTTGTATTAAAGAAGAAATGAAGCAGAAACAACCCCCCATGAACGGTCACGAGGTAATGTTCACCCTGGAACCGTGGCACACCAAGGGCAGAAGGTCGAACAATTGCTACGCCTACGCTGTGAACGATTACGAAACTTTTAGAATCCAAAAGAGCGTTCCGGGATCTATGGTGGGACGTAACGGTTTTCACACCTACACCCATTGTAAGGGCATAGCCGACAGAGTTGTTGCCGACAATCCCAAAAAGGTTTACAAAACCAAGGCCATGACAAAGTGTAGGCCTGGGTTTTATAAGATCATGATGGTAGTTGCCCCGACCAACAAGTACGGGAACAAAACCGGCGATTTTCATTTTTACAAACAACACAGCAAGCTTCAGCACATAGTGAAAGCCGGTGACACATACGCGAGTATTTCTAGAATGTACAAGGTTCCATATTCTAGGGTTCTCAAGGTTGGTGCTGGTAGACGATTGATTCCTGGTAGAAAATTAGTAATTCCTGTAAATCTTTTCAGCCACAAACAGGGTTGGGCGACTGGACCACTTCTAAAGGATTCGTGTGGTAGGTTGATAAAGGATCCCAGAAAGGCCTGTAGAAAATACGGCTACAATTACAGCAAATACTGTTCATCTTTCTGCGTTAAAAACAAGGGTGTCAACGTCGGGCAGTCCGAGTTCACCAAGCACCTCCCTAAGTTCTTCTAGATTGTCTACGTCAAAATTAATTTCAGTGGAAAAGTTTGCGAGGTCCCTGTCACCAATCTGGAGTTGTTCGACCATAGATCTTATAGATTCCATGGGAAGCTCGTAGACATTAGATGCGTTATTATTTAAATTTTCTATCGTGAGTGTCACTCTGTATTCTGCCCCGCTGAGTTGTTTGCGGCAAACGGGACAGGTCTCTCCACCCTTGTCCTCCCAGTCCTCCAAACACCCAATGTGGAAAACGTGACCACACTTTAGATATGGCGTGTTACGGGTCTTACGTACTGGATTCAGACAGATCGCACACGAGTCCATTGTTGTATACATAGTTTAAAATTCGGTAATATGTACGCGTCATCCCCGTCTTGCCGATGCCCTTCGAATTGTTTCGTTCAATCTACGGTTTTCAGCCTCTAAGGAACGAATGGCGTCACGGTACTTTAATCTGAGTTCATTTTCTACACCTTCTTTAAATATAATCAATGGATCTGAATGTTGTTTACACCGACACGTGGGGCATTCGTTAGAGGTGACGAACCACTTCATTATACATTTAAAGTGAAATGCGTGACCACACGACAACCTTTTATTGTTGGCTGAATTTGTACTGGGCACCTCATCCATACATATTGAACACTTTTGCTTAAGATGTCTCACACAGTATCCATCCATCAAAACATTCAACTTACAACCCTGTCTTTGGCAAGTGTTCATTTAGAATAGACAGTATATTTTCGTGAATCTTATCTGGCGTGCGCGAGGCGTCTATCACGAACTTGGGGCATTCTAAATTTTCAAACATGGAAAGATAGTCACGGTCTAATTGATTCAAAAGTTTCATTCCAATACCAGAGTCACCGTCCTGGGTTCTATTTTGAATGTGTTTCATACACAATTCTGGTGTCTTGTTTAAAAGGATGTAAAGGTCTGGACTCCACCCGTGGTGACTATAGGCCCACTCATACACGTGATCCTCTTCGGGAGTCTTGGGTAGACCCCTCCAAAAAACATCCTTTGAGGATCGAGGACATCTTTCGTGTATGCCATCCTTGGGTTCCAAAGTTTCTAAGATAATCAATTGAAAGGTGAGACCCCACCTCTTGGGGTCACTGTAGAACAGTTCAAGAGGCCACTTTTCAATTGGTTCGCGGTGAACCTTGAAACCCTTTGACTCCAAAAGGTTCAATTGGGTAGTTTTACCTGCGCCGATATTGCCGTCAATAACAATTTTCATGGTATCGTACCTAATAAGTGTTCGGTACCTTTAATAGAGGAACGTCACACGACTGACACATGTTGATTCCATTTGGGTTCAGACCCTTGGGACCCACCTTCTGGAAACCCTGAACCTGCTCCATGATCTCGGGACCCCTCGACTGAAGAAGTCTGCGGTACGCGTAGTTGTTCTCGTAGGGGATGTCATTTTGGGTCATCACGTAATCATTCAATAGAGTACTCGCAGTGTGAACGGTGAAACACCGCCCGTCGGCCATTCCTAAGCGTTGAGACATTTTTAATAGTAGCTCAGAAATTAATTTGGTGGTTTTTTGATACATATCCCCAAGGCTTGAAACCCTTCGCGTCCAATTCCTTCACCAAATCATCAATCTGAAAACCGAAGATGGTGTCGAAAATATCTGGAACCGCCACCTTTCCAACCTTTATATTTTTGTGGTGAGACATGATGAACTGATTGATGATGTTGTAGGAGTAAGCAATCTCCTTAAGGGTCTCGGCACCTGTGATTATGATCTTTCCAGTGCTGAACACACTGGCTGTCACCTGCTTCATATCCTCCGCGGGCTTGAACTTTATCTTTACCGCCGAGTACCTGTCTGGATCGAAAGACACTGAAAAAATCTTTTCACGGCTGAATATATCAGCCAGATTAAACAGATTGATGTTGTAGTTCAGACTGAAGTTGGTGTTGATCATGACCACACGGAAACTGTTAGTTGGAATGGGGTTCTCAATGTTCAAAAGTATCTTTATCAAATAAGCCAACTGTCTAATGACACGATTACAATCAAACAGATCCGAACACCCAGCCACCTGAATGCTCCCATTGGGGAAAACCTTTATCGATTTAGTAGAAACATTGTCCACATAACCAAGAGTCACCTGATTGTAGAACTTTGTCTCACGCAACTTCCATTCAAAACCATCAGACTTTGAACCCTTCATGCGAAGTTTAACACTTTTTAAGATAGCCATCCTGCTCCTGAGTTTTTGAATGTCAATCTCACCCAAAAACTTAGAAACCATGGTTATGGTCGTGATCTTAACCCACGAGGGTCGATGTTCCGCTGGCAAGGAACTCCTGAACTTGGCCAACGACAGTGCGTAACTGAAGGACGTGTTGGCGATTTCGGAGTACATGGTTGGCTTACTTTAAGGGTCAGAGTGACTTAAGTTGGTTTCGTACAATTTTTTTTAATAGTAGGGTCTTCTAACTTGTTTTAAATTTACACTTCCATTTGGTGGTTCTTTCGAGGCACATTGTAATATTTATAGAGGACAAACAAAAAGACATGTGTGTTAAAAAGTAGACTACATGATTATATAAATGCATCCCCAAGTGGAAAAGTTGATATCTAAGGAGTATGCTGCGCAGAGGTCCGCCGAATGGTTGGAACTTAGGGGTAACATGCTCACAGCGAGTGACGTGGCCACAGCCATAGGTGTGAACCCCTACGAGAAGCCTGAGGGTCTCATATTGAAAAAGTGTGGGCACAATAAGTTTAATGGCAACCAGGCAACCTTTCACGGCAACAAATACGAGGACGAGGCCAGAGATATTTACTGTGAAAGGTACGGGGAGGTGTGTCACGAGATTGGTTTGTATCCTCACCCCCAATACAAGTGGTTGGGAGGAAGTCCCGACGGACTGACAGAATCTGGAAAATTGGTCGAGATTAAGTGTCCTCTCAAGCGTAAAATTACTCCAGAGGTTCCTGTTTACTACATGCCCCAGATCCAGTTGTTGTTGGACATATTGGATCTGGAGGAGGCTGTGTTCATTCAGTACAAACCCTATGAATTGACGTGGCCAGGCCCCATGGAGTTTTGTGTTACCGAGGTGAAGAGGGATCGAGATTGGTTCGCCCAACAACTACCCGTCATGGAGGCTTTTTGGAACAGGGTCCTGTGGCATCGTGAACACGGAGTTGAAGAATTATTGAACAAACCCAAGAGAACCCGTAAGACTACTAAAAAACTTCCTGAGGCACCTCAACCGTGTATTATCAAAGACTGTGAAGATGATGAGGAATACTTTAGTGATTAGTCACATTTTATTTTAATTTTTAAAGTTGCGTCACTTTCTGGTAGTTTAAGCGTGCTTGTTAAAAACTTTTTATTATATAAAGAACCTGCTGGGATATTGACGTCTATTCCATCTGAGCATATATTGTTATATACTGTTGTAAGTTTGGAAAGATCTGTTGGTACGGTATTTTTAATCTTTATAAAAATAGAAATCGAAAGTCCTATTATAATAAGTAGAATAATTGTATTTATTAAACTTGTGTCAAACATTTATAATATAAAAATATATTTTTATACTAGGGTATGAGGAAACCACTAATTCTCGTGACCAGAAGGTTGACTACGCGGGCCATAAAAAAACGCCCAGTAACGTTAAGAAGTGCGAGTGTGAAAGCCTTTCCGATCGTGTTTGATACGATAGTTAACACCCATGATATCAAATCATCCGTGGTGGGTTTTGCCGAGCTTGAAATTGCTTTGTTATCCTTTGAGATCGCTCTGATCGTGTCGAGCGTAGTTTCCAAAAAGTTGTCCAAAAATCAGTTAAACTCTGAGGACCCTTAGGGTAAGAAGCAACAGGCATGGCTACCACACGTGCTACCGAAGCTTACAAGCTCGCAACCAAGACCCTCAAGGGTCGTCTGATTGCCCCTTATCAAAGAGAGGGCGTATCCTGGCTCCTGCTCAGGGAGTTTGCTGAGAGTGGACCCAAGGGTGGATTTCTCTGTGATGAGATGGGTTTGGGTAAAACGGTCCAGATCATCTCAACCATACTAGGAAACCCTGGTAAGCGCACTCTCATCATCGTGCCCAAATCCATAGTAACTCAGTGGTCCGAGGAGCTAACAAACTTTGCTCCCGGTCTAAAGGTTCTAATTCACGACGGTCCCGAACGGACCCGTGATTCCACCGAGTTTCTGAAGTACCATGTGGTAATCGCACCCTATAGTGTTCTGGTTGAGAAGGGCAAGCCCAAGGGTGAACCCACTGTGCTCCACCGTATCCAATGGGGTAGAGTAATTTTGGACGAGGGTCACGAGATCCGCAATTCCAAGTCTAAACTTTCCATCAGCATCCGCAATCTTCACAGCGAAATCAGGTGGATCCTTTCGGGTACCCCGGTCTACAACTCTATCAAGGACTTTGTGACTTTGTGTGCCTTTTTGGGCATCAATCGTTCCTTGGTCCAAGGTATGTCCCCAAAGATTAAGGAGACCTATGTTCTGAGGCGCACAAAGGAGGATGTAGCTAAGTTCAACATTAGGCTTGAGCTTCCTCCTTGTGACTTTCAGAATGTAGAGTTGGAGATGTATCCAGAGGAGCGCAATCTCTATAGTGACGTGTGGAACAAGTGTGCTAACATTGTGAAGGAAATTTTCAAACGCTCATCTAATGTTTCCATGCACACCATGCACATTCTAGAGTGTCTCCTCAGGTGCCGTCAGGCTATGATCCATCCTCAAATCTACATGAATGGTCAGTCCAAAAAGGATGAGGAAGATCCAGAGATTTGGGAGGGTCGTTCCAAAAAGATGGAAACTCTTTTGAATATGCTCCAGACGCACCCCACAGAAAAGTCTCTTATTTTCTGTCAGTTTGTGGGTGAGATGGACATAGTTCACGAGATGGCTGCCCAAGCTGGTATCACCGTGTTACGCATTGACGGTTCGGTTTCCAAGGAGGATAGGACCCAACAGATTCAAAAGTTTCGTAAGTGCGAGACTCAGTGTGTGTTCATCATCCAGATCAAGGCGGGTGGTCAGGGTCTCAACCTTCAGGAGGCTACCAGGGTTTACATTACTAGCCCTTCGTGGAACCCAGCCACCGAACTTCAGGCTATCGGTAGGGCTCATCGCACCGGTCAGACCAAGAAGGTTTACGTGCGCAAGTTGATCTATGCTGGTGAGGAGAATTTGCCCAGTATTGAGCAGTCAATAATGGCTCTTCAGGGTCACAAGGCTGTCACGTGCTCGGAGGTACTCAACGATCCGCGTTTGGCCAAGCAAATTCCATCCACAAAGTCTACAATCAGCATCAAGACTCTACAGAAGATTTTCTCAGCCTAGAGTAAAGATGTTAACTGTTGGTTCTATGGCACAAGTTGGCCACGGCACGGCCATGCGCACCGAAGGCGGTCTCACCAAAAAGGATATTTTCTTCGATCTTAACGATCGTCGCTGGAAGTCCAAGAAGCAGTCCAAGGCGGGCGAAAAGAACCCCGCTCTCAAAATGTGGCGCGAGTCTGTGGCTGAGGCTGGCGGCCTTCAGGAGGGAAAGAAATTCAAGCCCATCAAGAAGGGCACGGCTGTCTACAAAAAGGCTAAAAAAATTTTCGACAAGAAAAAAGCTGCTTAAAGCTCATTCACGTTATATACCCAAACATGGGTGACTTTAGCCACGTGAAAGACAAAGAAACCAGGAACCTTTTGGATCTCACGTACCAGGCTGTGACAAACACAAACTCGTGGGAATTTCTGAAAACATTCACTCCAGATGAAAATAGTGGGTTCATGTTCAGTTCACACCCCCAGCTATCCAAGATTACTTGGGAGTGTGAAAAGTTAGGGTGCGGTCATTCAGGTGGATCTTGGGCCTTCTCCATGCGTCACATGGAGACCATAGCCAAGAAGGGATGGGATAATTATGTCACCAATAATTAAAAGATGAACGCAGAAGAAGCTTGGATAGCCTGTGTAAAAAAGGCCAAGAAGAAGTACGGAATCACAGATAAGTTTACACTTCTCAAGGGTCCAGTACTTAAAGAAGCACAGAGGGCCTATTGTGCCATGGGGTTCTGAAAAAATATTTTCTCAGCATATATTAAACAAAAAATGGAACAGACCACCAACTTTGCCAACTCCAAGAAGCGCATGATCCGCATGTCCGCGAAGGGCAAGCCCTTCGTGATGACCGCCGACGGTAAGAAGCAGTACAGCCCCAAGGCTGCGTTCAGAAAGAACCGCAACAGCGGCGCTCTCCGTGTGCTCGATAGCAGCAATAAGGGCAATGTCCCCAGGGCTATTATGCCCGCGTCGCTCGCAGGTCGCAAGGTTCGCGCCAACAAGGGAACCGCTGGTGTGCGCAAGTCCCGCGTCAACAAGGGCATGAAGCGCGGACCCCAGCCTTCGCGCATGCTCGCCAACATCATGGGCGGCCGTTTCAACAGCCCCAAGCCCAAGGCGCGCAAGCCCCGCGCCAAGGTTATGGTGGCGTCCCCAGGCGGCACCGTCTACCGCAGCAAGGCCGCCGCGACCCGCCGCAAGACCGTGCCCAAGCGCATGCGCGCCAATCCCTTTGCGTCCCTCATGATGATGTAAGTTAATACCAATTAAATGTAAATACAAAAACAAAAACAAAAATTATTAAAAACTCAAATTTTTAATAATTTTCGCCCATCAGTCATCGTAAAATACTTTTTCCAGATCAGAAATCAGGTTCATCCTCCTCCAACTGGAAATGAAATCCCTTTAGTCTCTGGGGCTCGTAGACCTTAAGTTGATTCACCTTCCACGTGATACCAAACATCCTGTTCAAAAAGTAAACTCCAGCAATCTCCACCATACACACCCCGGAGTGCTGCCCATAAAGACCATTTTCATAAGGTGTGTTAATTTCAGTTTGATTCACATCGAACACCATGGCGGAATCATCCAACTTAACCCTAAACTTGGGTTCGCGATCACCAGATGTCTTTATGTTGCTGTTGAACATAGCGTCTATGGCGCTATCTGGAACCTTTGTTCCAAAAATCTCAATGCTCTGATCGGACACCTTGGCCTTTATCGCGCCCTCCACCTCTCTCACAAAATCATAAAACTTTTTCACGTAATTGCCCTCCTCGTCCCACCCCTTCATAGAAAAATCTATGTTGTACTTCGGTGTGCCCACCTCGGGAACAAACTCAGAAATCCCAAAGGGCATGTACATGCGTGGGATCTGAACCTTCACGGGCTTCTTGGTCTCCTTTATACAGACGGGGATACGCTTATTGTAAAAATCACCAATTTCAATGCCTGGGATTTCTACAAATCTCATACTAAATAATTATAAATTTAAACCTTTAAGCCGAACAACTTTTACATGGTTCCAACGTAAACTGGATAGCCTTGGACTTGGCCTTTGTCCTCAGATAGTACATGCCCGTCTTGAGTCCCTTCTTCCAGGCATACATGTGCATCGAGGACAATTTGGATACTGTCGGGTTTTCAACAAACAGATTCATGCTCTGGCTCTGATCGATGAACCTAGCCCTGTCGGCGGCCATGTCTATGATTGTCCTTTGACTAATTTCCCAAACAGTCTTGTAAACCTCCTTCACGTCGTCTGGAATCTCTGGAATGTTTTGAACCGATCCACTGTTGGCAATCATCTTGTCCTTCATCTCCTTAGACCACAGACCAAGATCCTTCAGTTTGGAAACCAAATGTTTGTTCACAACCACAAACTCTCCAGCTAAAGTTCTTCGAAGGTAAATGTTGGTCGTGTAGGGTTCGAAACACTCGTTGTTCCCAAGGATCTGCGAGGTACTGGCTGTGGGCATGGGAGCCACCAGGAGACTGTTCTTGGTGCCAAACTTTTTCACATCCTGCTTGAGCTTGGTCCAGTTCCAAAGACCCGAAAACTCGGTTGGACCCTCCCACAAGTCAAACTGTAGGATGCCCTCGGAGGCTGGGGATCCACCGAAGGTTTCGTAGGGCCCAGACTCCTTCGCCATTGTCACACTCTCCGTGAGGGACGCGTGGTAGATTGTTTCAAACACACTCGTATTAATCTTTCGAGCATCCTCACTGTCGAAGGGTATGTTCATCTTGGCGAAAACGTCAGCCAGACCCTGTACACCCAACCCCACCGGGCGGTGACGCGTGTTTGAATTCTTTCCAGTTTCCGTGGGATAAAAGTTTCTGTCAATCACCCTGTTCAGATTCCTGGTGAGGATTCTAACAGCCTTGTAAAGAGCCTGATAGTTGAACACCCCCTCCTTGTCCACGAACCGCGGGAGGGCCAAAGAGGCCAGATTACACACGGCCGTCTCGTCCTTGTCCGTAAACTCTATGATTTCGGTACACAGGTTGGATGACTTGATCACACCCAAATTTTTTTGGTTGGATTTTTTGTTACACGCATCCTTGTAAAGCATGTAGGGTGTGCCAGTCTCCGTCTGAGACTTTAGGATGGCCATCCAAATTTTAGAAGCGGGAACGGTCATCCGAGCCTTACCCTCCCGCTCGTACTGTGTGTAGAGTCGCTCGAATTCGTCTCCGTAACAGTCCGAAAGACCAGGAGCCTCGTCGGGACTAAAAAGCGACCAGTCGCCACCTTCCTCCACGCGCTTCATGAACAGATCCGGGGTCCACAAGCCCAGAAAGAGATCCCTACACCTGGCTTCCTCGTCACCCTGGTTCAATCGAAGTTCCAAAAACTCCAAAATGTCCGCGTGCCAAGGTTCTATGTACATGGCTATAGAACCCTTACGACGTCCCGCTTGGTTGACGTACCGCGCGGTCGCGTTGAACACTCGTAGCATGGGGATAATACCGTCAGACACTCCGTTGGTTCCTTTGATGTGGGACTTGTTGGCTCTCACGTTGTGGATATGGAGCCCTATGCCACCCGCCCACTTGCTGATCTGGGCACACTCCTTGATGGTATCGTAGATTCCATCTATGCTGTCGTCCTTCATGGCCACCAAAAAACAGCTGGACATCTGGGGGCGCTTGGTTCCCGAATTGAACAGGGTGGGTGTGGCGTGAATGAAGTACCCTTGGGACATGTAATCGTAGGTCTCCTGAACCTTCTTGATGTCTCCGCAGTGGATCCCGATAGACACCCGCAGAAATAGATACTGAGGAGTCTCCACCAGAACACCATCCACGCGCTGGAGGTAACCCTTCTCTAGGGTCTTCAGACCAAAAAACCCAAAATCAGAATCGCGGTTCTTTTTGATCATTTTATTCAGTTGTTCACTGTTCTCTTCGATGAATTGCCACACATCGTCTGCCAACAAACCTATGTCGTTGAGTTTGGACATGGCCTGTGTAAATGTTGGGGGGCAAATCTTCTGAATGTTACTCGAAACAATTCGAGTGGAAAGGATCTCGTAATCGGGATCCTCTGTGATCATTCCAATAGAAACTTCTGCAGATAGGGAATCTATCTCTTGGGTCTTGATCCCATCGTACATGGAAGAAAAGACCTTTTGGGCAACCTTATCAGCACTTATGTTTTTGGAAAGACCATTTGTTAGGTTTATAATTCTTGCTGTGACCTTGTCAAATTTCATGTCCGCAAAGGAGTTGTTCCTCTTGAGCACCCTCATTTATTTAACAACGTCCATTATTTTTAATATCGTTACTACGGATACACACTGGTCCAGCTAGTTCACGAATACGATCTGGTCTGAGAAAGTATGAGTTCACGAAGAACGGACCCATCTGACCCGCTGGTGTCACTGGTGGATAGCTTCCCACGAAACACGCTGGGGCTACACAGGTGGGACCGGGTAAAAACTTGTGTTCAACAGGAAAGTTTTGGTTGTATACCGTATCAAAGTCTGCCATTTATTATTTTAACAAGTTTTTTTTTCGAGGTATTTAATAATATGAATCTAAACTCGATCAGTCAATGTCCAACTCCGCTGAACCAAGCATTCTTCTGTCAATTCAATCAGGAGACCGTACAAAAAATGGTGAGACAGAGAATATATGACCAATTCAAGGTGAAGATTGACAAACAGTCTCCGGATGACCTTTTGGCCATCATGCGTTCCGTGTTTATTAATAATTCCGCGGATCCCAACAACGACGTGTACAACCAGGTCAAGTACATGAACGAGGTCACCACCAAGACCGCCTGTAAACAGATCGAAACCGGTCTGGCTCAACACTTTGGGTACCTCCAAGACATCAACAGACCCATTCAACCCCCCAATATTCCGAGAAACACCAGCCTCTACGGTGTCAAGATAGGCTACAACAACCAAATTGGGTTTTAAAGATTAGACGCCCTGATAAGTTAAGAATGTATCTTAACTGCTATCGGGATACCACAAAGATGCTATGTCATCAGAAAGGTTGGGACAAGGCTCACGTGAGCACTGTGTGGTTGCTTTTGACGGAGGAGATTGGTGAGTTGGCCTCGGCAATCAGACAGTATCAACGAACCTTCAAAAAGACTGGTCTCAAGAAGGAAAGAGGGACGGACATTCAGATGGAAATGGGGGACGTTTTTAGTTATCTTTTCCAGTTGGCATCTATGTTGGATGTGGATCTGGATGATATGTGGGTCAAGCATCAGCAAAAGGTACAGCAAAGAAATTATTATATAACACAATAGTAAATGAGCAAATATATGTTGAATGACTCTAATGCCATCAATGATTGGAATCCCTTTGTAGTTGGAGACTTTAACCTCCCAGGTACGTGGTCGGATCCCTACAAGTACGCAAGAACCCTTGACCTACCTAGCAGTTTAGATAAAGAACACATTCCAGAACCTTCGCCCATCTGTGAATTTGGAGTCACATCGGCACTGGGTTCCTTCCTTAGAGGCGGAACCTTCTGTGATCCCCCATATAAAAAACCACCCAAGGTCAGTTGCCCAATGTCCCGCAATCTTGTTCCAGAACAACTCTATGAGCCTGGCATGTGGACCTACCAGGGGGAGGTTGAGACCAGTATCTTCCCTCCCAATGCCGACAGAGTAGTTTTTGTAATTTTTTTGGTTGTAGTGATCATCGCAGCGCTCTTAGCTTGTTCGCGTAAAGCGTGAGCGACCACTGATCCTCACACTCGTCAATAGCATCAAACCCGACAATCCTATTCATATTATACACCATTTTCATCTGCCAGTCTGAATCCCTGTTGATGTAAGGAGGTTCAAACGAAGAATCCAAAATGCTCAAACAACGCATGGCCCTGATCGAATTGTACCAGGTATTTTGGAGTTCCAAACGGGCAATCTTACGGAGAACCTCCAAGTTAGGCTCAACCATGGCCCTAAGAAAGTCAGCGTAGTTGACCATCCCCCCTAGTTCCAGATGACACCACTCACCCTTGGGTTTGGTGTAGACCCACTCCTTCTTGCCGTTGTTAAGGGTCAACTCAATGAAACCCTCGTTGCGTTCAACATCCATGATGTATTTGGCAGACCTTAACATCTTTTCATTATAAATTAATTTATTCTTTATTTATAATAGTATGAGTACAGGACTCACAAAAGGTCGAATACAAGAAATATTGAAAAATGCTGATAACAGAGGCACATTGAACAGCAATAGATTGGTGGATATATTAGCAAGCATAGGTATAACATCACTACCCAGAGGTATGAGTATATCCAATAGTAATGATAGAGATACTATAATATCTGCGCTTCGTAAATTCATGGAATTGAAAATTGGTTCAAGACGCAGTGATGAAATTATTAATCCAAAAAGTATTATTAATTATGAAAAAAAGAGATCAAACACAGCAAGCAGAAAACGTTCTGTTAAGCCCGGTTCTATACGGTATCCGTGGATACTCTTGAATCTTGACAGCGGAGTTCCGATCGTAACCAAAGTACTTGTACCTGGGTATTCTTCTCCAAAAGGTTGGAGTATTGATTGGGTTAGAAACGTTCCTTTACAGGCCTTTCCTTTATCAAAAATAGAAGAAGTTTTTAACAGTGCTACTAGTTCGAATGCTAAGGTGAGGAGCCAAACAGTTGGTAAAGTGTGCAGCGCAGATTATAGAGTTTTGAATTCTAGGTGTGGCACTCCTCGTTCTACGGGTTCATGGGCCGGTAAAAATGTTAGAAATAGATATGCCTATATTTATGATAACGCAACACAAATTTATAATACATATAAAAATGGTATAAGTGGACTTAGTGTCGATCAACTTGCTAAAATCATTATTAGAATAGGCAAAACAAATGCTAGTAACAGACCTAAAGCTAGAGCCGATTTTTTAGAATTAAAAAGAAACGGTGATTATGGTGAGGTGTTTACCATTTACACTTTAAATAGTAATAATAATAATTTTATTATGAAACCTGGTGATATACGGCTAGCGCAGACAATTGTTGATAATCGTGGTAATATACCACCCGGATTTGATAATTATGAAGACAATAATTTTTATTATACAAATGGGTGTTTTTGGAGTACGGATAGACCGGCTTTATTTTTGTGTGTTTTATTAAATGTACCCTTTATTCGTGTGTCAGGTAGAGAGTATCATTTTAATTTAGAATCACCATTGGATACACTAATGAATGTATACGGAGGAAATATAATGAACATTCCCGCTATTCGGGAATTTAATCGAGCAGACGTTGACATTGTTCAACAAATAATAAATAATAGACTTACACAAAATAATTTTAACTCTCCTTGGTTTCTTAAAATGTGTGTAATAGACACAGCACACGATTTTGGCAATGATAGCGCCAGATCCAAGATGGCGACTTCACGACAACAGAGAACTATGTTAAAAGATATTATGATTGGTATGGGTATTAGAAGAGGTGCTAATGTTCCATCCGGATCATGGAAAAATTTTGTTGATTCTGTGTGGTCAGCTAAACGTATAGAAAATATAATGGGTACAATCGTAAACGCAATTTCTACTCAAACAACAAAATCCGAACAAGAATCACTACAAAGTTCAGGTTCAAACTCCAAAAATATATTACAAATTTTAGATAATAAAGACATGTGTATAGTATGGGATAGCGGTTCTTCTCCACCGGGTGAACTTATTAAGAGAACCGCTTTAGCAGCAGCAAAATTTTTAGATCCCGCTTCATAAATATATTGTATTATATTATATGAATCAGAATCAGAATAATATAAATCAAAACATTAAAAGAAATCGAAATAACACAAGTAACATAAATGATAATATTGGTTTAAGCCCACAATATAATCTTGGTATATATAGTAAAAAAACGTATCCAAAACAAAATGTAAAAAAGGAACTATTTACTTATTTTAAGTATTTAACAGTTTTGAGAGCTTATCAGTTAAACAATTCTGTAATAGAACAGTCTGTGGATCCTTTTGTAGTCGAGTGTAGGAAAATTACAGCAGGTAATAGAGGTATGCCATATAAATCTGATATAATTGCGACTAGTGGTTTTAAACAAATACCAAAAGTAAAACGTGACAAATATCCTCTAGGAGTAATGAAGGGTGGTATTCGTAAAAAACCAACGCTTAGAACTGGTCGTAAGGTGTCATCAATCGTTGCTTTTTAGTTAGATCTTAGCCAACTTAGGGGGAGCCTCAAAGGCCATCCTTTTTTCCAGTTCCTTCCTTTGTAGTTCCTTCTTTAGGGAGACACCCTCACACTCGTGTACATCCAGAGGCATACACCTGATACAGTATTCACCGGGACAGTAGGCACACTTGATTGGAATTCCCTTTCTCTTACAGCGATCACAAGCCATATTATTTTATACGTCTAAAATAATATGAAAGTTGTCACAGAAGCTGTAGTTGTTGGTTTGATGTTAGCGACGGCGGGAACCACCTTTCTGAAGAAATTAGACTTCACGTCTTTATTTATATTAGGCGTCACGTTTCATCTCCTGTGCGAGGTGTTCGGGATAAACCGTTGGTACTGCGCGAACGGTGCCGCGTGCTCGACGTGACCACGGTCTCCAAGACCGTCCTTGTGCATGGGGGTTGTCCGCCATCATCCACTCACTCTCTTTAATTTCGGGTTCTGGCGGAGGCTTGGACTTGGGTGTACAATAATCTAAGATTTCACAAGTATCAAATAGTTTAATCATTTGTTAGATGATGCCTATATTTTTTAATCCCTCTTGCGCGGCGTTTTGTTCAGCTTGTTTCTTGGTGGACGCGGATCCCACGCCAACCTTCGAATCGTTAACCGTGACAGAAACCGTAAAGGTTTTACTGTCGTGACTCTCCACCGTGTACACAGGTAGGGGAATCTTGGACTGTTGACAGTATCTCATTAGTTGGTCCTTGAAGTTGTCATCAATCATAATTTTGTTCATGTCTATTATCTCCGGGTTGTTGAAGATGTCCAACACAAACCTCTTGGCATACAACAACCCCAGATCCAGATAAATGGCCCCCACCAAAGCTTCGAAAACATCCTCCAAAATCTTATCATTGCTCATCCATCCATTCCTGGAACCTTTGTCGTCCATCAAAACCCAACGATCCAAGTTGAGATGTCTGGCCACATGAGCCAGTGTGGCTCCCCTCACCAACTTCGTTCGGGCCTTGGTTAAAAAACCCTCTTGTTCAACCTCGTACCTATCAAATAACATTTTTGTGATTATGAATCCCAACACAGAGTCACCCATGAACTCCAAGGTCTCGAATGACTCTGTTAAAGTGTATTTTTTAAGTGCTGACTTATGTGTGAAGGCTCTAAGGTAGAGGGAGATATCCTTTACCTTAGTTCCCACTAGTTTGTCAATTTCAGATGAATCCAGTTCAGGGGGTTCAATTAATTGTATTTGTTCTTCACTCATTATATTTATAAATAATATTTAATTCTCTAAGCCGTCGCGGTCGCCTTCTTGACCACCGGGCGCTTGACCACCTTCTTGACCACCTTAGGGGTGGCCTCGGTCGCTGGCTCCGCGGTGGGAGCTGACTCGGCCACTGGCTCGGCCACTGGCTCGTCCTTCACATAATGAGGGCTGATGTACTTCTGAAGATTGAGGAAGGTCACCTGTACATCCTCAGGAGGCTTCAGAAGGGCCCGAAGCTTATCGTCCATCACAATCACACGACCGTTGTCTGGGTGCTTGAGACCATTCTCCTTGACGTACACGTTGATGCGCTTGGTCACCTGGCTTCGCGAAATCAGCTGTCCTTCCTCTAGTCCGAGGAAGGTACGAAGTTCCTCGTCAACCTTCACCTCGCGGTTGAAACCGTTAGTCTTTGAACGCGCGGCAGCCTTCTCACCGTTGGGATCCTCCTGAGTGGAACGAATCTTACGTACAAGCTTGGTGAGATTCTTAACCTCGGTGCGGAGGGCGGCGATCTCGGTCATAATGGTAGCAGACTCAGTGTTCATTGAAGCCATTTCTACTATACTTAGGTTCGGTCTCTTTAAGCCACGTTTACCACTATGGATAGGTACAAGAAAATCATAGTCATGATTGCCCATAATATAAAGAGGTTTGATGAACTCTTAGTTTTAGATTTCTCGACGCTCTTCGGGGTGTACGCCTTTTGTGGCGGTCTCGGGGCCACGTCGGGGCACTGTCCTGGGCAACCACCCTCGCAACAGCCCGCGTCGCACGGGAACAGATAACCTTCGTCTGACTCGTAGGCGCATATTTGGTTCGCCTTTACGGCTTGATTTTTATCATCATTTGTGTCAAACGTCATGTTGTTGAGCACCGATAGGTTAGGGTAACAGACACATCCTTTGTCTGTGTATCCTTTGCCACATATGGAAAGTTCACAACCCGACATTTATTAATTATCAACACTTTTTTTATACTTTATAATTAATGGACGTGAACTACTACTCAGAGAAGGCTGTAAATAATTTCATCAAAAAAACTGTTTGTCACGGTGATGCGTTACTGCTAAAGTATTACCAAGATGGAAAAATAAAAAGTTTTCGTAGAAGGTTGGAGATCCTAAAGGTTGATCCCAAGGACATTCAAAAAATTATTTACATATATGTGACAGATACCATTCGTGATGTGATCCTAGATACCATAGGTAATCTGACTAGGTACATGAATCCCATGGGTGATCTCGTCATCAGTGGAGGCGAAGCTTTCAATTATTATTTTGACAGAGATTCACGTGTGATAACATCCGATATAGATACAAAATTTGTCCCTAGGTTTCGGAAAAAAAATTTTTTTGAAAATCTTCAAGCAACTAAATTAATACTTTGGGAAAAATTGGGAAGAACATCAATCGATATTGAAAAAAAAATTATTGAAAAAATTGAAAAAACTAGAAATATGATCACTCGTATGTATGGAATAAGTTTACCAAAAAGTACCCCAGTGGTCACCCGAAGATACTCACTGATAAGAAAAAAGAAACAGTCCCCCAACAAAGTGTCCGCGGTCACACCAGAGAATGTGTTGATCGATGTTGAACTGTTCACATTGGATCTGAAAATAAGATACTTTTCAACCCAAGACAACAAAATTTCTTTGAGAAACTTGGGTGGAATATTGGACATTGCTTTGATGAGACCGGGTGAACTTGGGTACGACGTGGCCTTTGACAGGGTCCGAGGGTACATGAATATCAATCACAAATACAATCCCAATATAATCATCGCCAGCAAAAGGTTTTTGTTGGAGGATCTTTACCTCATGCAGTCGCTGGGTCTCAGACCCGAAAAAAAGGAAAAGGACCGCAAAAGGATGTACACCTTCGCCACTAAGATACTTGGATTAAAAGATGTGAAATCGAGTGATACCATATATGACATATTCTTGAAATCCGTAAAAGTTTTACCCATGAAGACAAGAACCAAGCAGGTGGTAAAGGATCTCCCAAATAAATTATTGAAAAAGGCGGAGGGTGTGAACCCTTACAATTACCAGAACAGAACCACACAACCACTCAAGAGTAAGGTCATAGGTCAGTTCTTGGTGGGTTTCAAAGGCCCCAGGGGACTCACGATCAAGGGTATAAAAGAGACTTCGGGACCCTTCAGATTCGATGTGACGAAGGAGCGGTGGGTCAGGAACAACAGTCCTTACTATGTCAAAAATGAATACAATTACAGACCGAATAATAAATTTAAATCTAACATCAATGTGAACTCGCTAAAACCAACAAACATTCTTTATGGGTACAACCCCCAGAGGAACTACAAAATGTCTGAAAAAATAATTCAGGCGGCGAGCATGATACCATTAATAGGTTTAAAGAATATGAACCTTTGATATCTATAATGAACTTTAATTACGGAGAGGTCAAAAAGCTCCAGGACGGGCGTTATTTTTCCAAGGTGTCCCACGAAGATGGAAAGCGCCACGTCAGGCAGTTGAACAACGTGGTGCTTCGGTCCAAGTTTGCTGAGTGCGACAATATCATCGTGGACGTATCATCGTGTGTAGGCATCTTTGATGAATACAAGGCGAATATCATAGAGGCCGCCACGGAGAATTCCGAAAAGTGGTTCCAGAAGGCGCTGAACCCAAAGACCATCGAGGCTGCCTTTGAGAATCCGGTGTCTCAGGACGGGGAGATAACGGTTTCTAAGATTCGTCAGAATGTTCCGGTGTTCGATCACACCAAGTCCCCCGTGAACCCAGAGGATGTTCCAGAAGACACGACGTGTAGTGTGATACTAGAGTTCACGGGTCTCGTTTTCATGAAGAAGTCTTTCAGCGCGGTGTGGCGAATTGCTCAGGTGAAGCTCAAGGCACCGCCCAAGAAAAAGGCCTATGTCGAGTACATGTTCGAGGACGAGGAGGAGCCCGAGGAACCAGAGGAGGATGACTTCGAGTAAAAAAAAATTATCCAAGATATATAATAAAGATGTTTAAGAACTCCAAATCCCTTTTGACTTTTGCTTTAATTGTCGTTGTACTTCTCTGCCTCTTTGGTGGTATGGGGGCATCAGCCCCTAAGAAGTCGTGCATGGGTTGTGGAAACGGCGCTCGCAAGGTGAGTTACATGATGAATGGTTCAGCGGACGTTGATGGTGTTGACATGAGCGAACTAGATGACCAGTACGCCCCAGCCAGTCTAAACGGCACAGGCATCGACCTGAACGTGGGCTGCGCCATGAACGCCGGTGTGGGCCTCGCGTCCAGCCTTCTCCCCCGCGAGATGGCGTCTCAGGAGGACTTTGGACAGTTTGCCCCCGATGACATTCTCAAGGGACAGAACTTCCTTGACCCCCGCAATCAGATTGGTTTCCCAGAGACCATAGGTGGTAACCTCCGCAACGCCAACCAACAGATCCGCGCCGATCCCCCCAACCCCAAGCAGCCCTACACGTGGAACAACTCCACGATTGTTCCCGATCTCATGCAGCGTAAGATTTGTACTTAAAGATATTCCGTTTTTATATGATATAAATGTCTGAAATTTCTCAAGAGTTTCGTGATAAGATGGCTGAATGGGTCGAATTAAAGAAACAATTGGCGGAGGCTCGCAAAGATATGAAGGTGCTCAACAACCGCGAGAAGGAGCTCAAGAAATACATCGGCGAATACATGAAGGTACAAGGCATTGACAACATAAACCTCAGGAAGGGCAAGGTGACTCGCCGGACAACCCAGAAGAAGCCAACCTTTTCCAAGAAGGCGGTGGAGACGGGTCTGGGTATGTACTTCCAGGGTGACGAAGTCAGGGTGGAGGCTGCGATATCGTGTATTTCGGATAATTTACCAACAGAGGAACGGGACGTCATCTCGTTAACTGGTATAAAGGAAAACGACTAGTATTAAGTAAACAGTAACCATGGTTTGGAGCCAGTACATCGATGATGTACACAGCAGCAAAAATGATTACTCAAGTGACGAGGAAACATTTAATGATCCTCCACGCAATCATCCTCTTGAATTCCAGGATTGGATTACGTGGTACTCAGACGATTTGATGAACATGTGGATGTCCTTCAAAACCTACAGGGAGGACACAGGAAATGTTGATCACTTTTTGAACAAGATGGATTGGAATGATTTCTGTGATTTCTGTTATGAACATTCATCTAAACTCCCAAATTAAATTCCCAGGTAATATTAAAACCATGGATATTACAAACACTAAAGTATGTACACCAACCGCACTTTTTCTTTTGCTCACTCCTGGATTTCTGCTCCAGCTTCCAGACAAAGTTCCCTTCAAGAACGCCAACGCGTTTTTCACGCTGAAAACCTCAGTCCACGCCGTGCTTTTCCACGCTCTCGTCTTTATGTTGGCATACCGTCTAGTTGCCCGCATGATGAATTTGGTTCTGACCCCGGCGGATCTGGTCGTTCCCACGGTGCTCTTTATGCTGCTCAGCCCGGGCGTGGTGCTCACCATCCCACCAGGAAAGAGCGGCGTGCTCACCACGGGAGAGACCAGCATGGAGGCTATGCTCAGCCACACTCTGGTGTTCGCCGTGGTCTTTGCGCTTTTGAGAAAGACTTTTCCTCGGTTTTATTAGATAAAATGAAATACAAATATCTCGTACTGGGTCCAGGTGGTATGGGATACTACGCGTTGTTAGGAGCCTACACGAGAATGCACGGGGATCTCAAAGGCGTGAGGGCAATCTCCGGGGCTTCCGCCGGGGCCCTCTTGGCCCTTTTTATTGGAATTGGGAAAACCCCACAAGAAATATATGAAATATCATTTGATGTTAATATCAAAGAACTTGTAAAGTACAACATAAAAA